TTATATTACTAACAGATGACATATGCTAGCGTTTAGGTTACATTTGTTTTGGTCTAGACAATATGAATCTTAATCCCATTTCTGGATTATAGTCTTGTTCTAAATCCCAATTGGGTATTAAACGCTTAACCATTCTTGTGTATAGTCCTATGCGACTGTTTTCTTTTGCATCAAATATAATTTTTTGTACATTATCACTGTAGTCTTCTAAGAATTCACGCATTATATCTACTACAATTGACATTACTTCTGCTGAGTTGCCTGTACCTGTTGTGCCATATAGTGATAATTTTTCAGGGTCTAACGCCTCTCTAATTAAACGAAATTGTATTTCCCATGTTTCTGGCTTATCATCTTGGTGATGACTGTAGGCTGACCATACATACTTTCTTTCGCCCACAGTAAAATTTGCAACTGCCTCTTCCTGGGATTGTCGATTCCACTTCCAGTTTTGATTACCGGGGCGAAATAGTTCCGTAATAAACTCAGTTGCTCTCATATAATGTTATTAACCTTGTACCCAAGTTAGTGGCTGACTATAATCCACATAACGCTTTAAATCTTCTAATAATGTGGCTTGCATTTCTTTAGCTTCGGATTTTAATGCGGATCCGTTAAGGGTAGTGCCGCCACCCGGGCCAGCAATGCTTGCAAACTTTTCACGGGCTTCACCCAAGATACTCATACATTGAGCAAAGGTCCAGTCACCAATCCAAACACCACTTCCCGGATCTTGAAGTAATGTTGATTCAGGCTTTTGAATATCAGCCCAAATTAGTATCTGTTCGCCGCTACCTTTGATATTTCTCACTAAGCGAATTTCTTTTGTAACATTGTTGAAGGTGTAGATTACATATCCACCAAACATACGTGCAACTAATTCAACATATCCTGCATAAAAATCATATGTTGCTAACCCACCAGCCGAACTATAGTTCAGTAAATACGTGTTAAGAATAGCACTACTAAATGGATCAAAACTAGTTGATCCTGGGCCTGTCTCCATTCCAACAGTACGACGGAATACTTGTCTTACATTAATAAATTCTTTGGGAAGAGTATAAATTTCCTGATGCTCTTGTAATGTCAATAAAGTATATGCTTCTTCTGTTGCATTTTGTGCTCGTTGACGATACACTTGAACCGCATACTTATACGCGGCTTCATAATGTTCAGGATCTAATTCAACGTCAACAATGCCTTCGCCCATACGTAAGCGTAAGTTTCTAAATAAATCTTCTTTTAATGCGTCTAAACTAGTTGATTGCAGAATTGCCATTGTGTTCTCCAGATAATATATTTATCTGGAAACCATAGTACAATGAACTAAACTCAACTTTTATTTTAGATAAGTGAGTGTAAAATAAATATAATTTTACTTAAGGAATACAATGAATGAGTCAAGCAAGGCATTAATTCGCCGTTTACAAGATGCTAGGTTTGCTAGTACATATTTTAGAGGTTATGGAATTGATATTGGGGCGGGTAACGACCAAATTGGAAGATACATTCAACAATTTCCACTAATGACAGGTTTAAAAGCGTGGGATATGCCTGACGGAGATGCTCAACTTATGGAAGGTGTAGCTGATGATACATTTGATTTTGTACATAGCAGTCATTGTTTGGAACACATGAGGGACCCGTTCCAAGCATTTGATAATTGGCTTAGAATTTGTAAGCCGGGCGGACATATTATTGTAACTATTCCTGATGAGGATTTGTATGAACAGGGCGTGTGGCCTAGTAACCATAACCCCGATCATAAAACAAGTTGGACAATTAATAAAGAAGAAAGCTGGAGCCCGGTCAGCACTAACGTATTTGAATTCTTATATCAATACAATAGTGAGGTTGAGGTTCTTAAGGTTGAATTAATAAATGGTACATTTATATATGATATTGGTAGAGTAGATCAAACCTATCATAGTATAAGTGAGTGTGCGATTGAATTTATAGTTCGTAAACGCACACCGGAAGAGATAAAAAGAAAAGGTAGATTACCTAAATAATCTACTTAGATATCGTTGTGTTGACGATTCTCACTATTGAACACGTTAAACTCGCCACCGGGATATCGTGCTTTTAGTTTCTCTACGTTCTCAGCAATCACATCATTAGGATCTAGACGAAGTGCCCTGCAAGCATTGATCCAGTACCACATGATATCACCAAGTTCTCGTTTCATGTGAAATACGTTATCCTCATTTAGTGCTTTACCTTGAAAGAAAATCTTCTTTGGTATTTCAATAAACTCGCCTGACTCTGCGGCTAGTCCTAGACATGCGGTCAGTAACAACGGAACGTTGATGTCAGGCCCATATTTCATTATACCGGCATCGGCATCTAGTTCATAGTTTGCATCTAATCGGTCAAGGGTGTCCATGAAAGTTGTCAAGTCACTACTTGGTTGGCTTGTAACAGCCTGCACAAAATCACTATATTTGTTTAAATCTACATTCATTTTATCAAATCCTTAAACATTTGTTTTGCTCCTTGTTCACCTAAATGGTAAACAAAGACTTCACTTACTCGTTGTAACATCGCACAAGCCATCATAAGCTGGTCTTCTTTGTCATCACACATTAGTAATTGCTGTTCGACCGGAGCCATTAGTTCTGTCATCCTGTCTTTTATTTTACTATTATCCATTAGAACGCTTTCAGTATTAGCATGTTCTCATTGAACCTACCATTAGGCGCAGTTGCTACTGCTTTAATCTCTTTAAAGTATTTACGTGCAGCCGGCTTGCTACCCATTATTTCTTTAATCTGCTCACCCGGCTTACGCAATGTTTTGACTTCACTTGTATTGCTATCAAAGCCTAGGATCGTATTACCCTTAACTGTAAAAGTCTTACTGTAATCGTCAGCAATGTAATGATGCACTTTACGTTTTGCAGTATCATAGACCCACGCCTCGCTTGCACCGTGCAACTTAGTAGGATGCACACTAATCAGTTCAAGTTTGTTGACTGGATCCTTGAATTCTTTCAAGTACTTGAGTTTAGCAACAATCTTCTCAACAGGGACTGCTTTGCGTTTGCGAGGTGCTTTGCTTGCTTTCTTAATTGAGATATAGCTGTTCAAGTCACCTAGAACGTTATCTACAAATTTGACAAGATTACGCACTTGTACTTTACCTAAAAAAGCATAAGCCTCGTTCAGGTCTTTGTCTGTACCCTCAACTAGTTCATTAAATTCTTCTGCTTTACGTTTCCAAATCTCAACAATGATAGGGATATGCTGTGGCATGACATTGAATTTAGCAACAATATCAACTGTCTTTTGTGTAGTCTTACCTGTAGTGATGTACTCGTCAAGTAGTCCTTCAAGTTCACCTGCTGCCTCACCGGCTTTCTCACGCATCAATTCCTGAATGTTAGGACGATTGCTAGGTTCTTTTGTAACGACCTCAGGCTTGTGAACCAGTTTCAACAGTCGGGAAATTTCATTTTCTAGTGTAAGTGATTCATGTTCGTTCAGTTCAAGACCGCGCAAATTCATACGTGCGAGCCAGCACAATGTCATCAAGAATTCAGATTCATGTACTTTGCGTAGATATTTCGCTTCAGCGGTACGGTCATGACTATCTAAATATTGACATAGCAATTCTTTAGCATCCTTTTTACCATAGAACCGATTGTACCATGTGAAACTTACAGTTAGTGTAATTTTACGTCTGTCAGTGTCAGGTTGCAATGGGAAGAATGGTTCATCACCCATATACTTTTGATCAGCATCTTTTGGATTCAGTGCCTTGATAAAGTGATCTGATGTTGCTTTGGGTTTGCGTATTGTCATGAATTACTCCTGAGTGTCGAATATTTAATATTATATACGAACATTCATTTATTGTCAAGTCTTTTGTGAGGTAATACTTTTGCTTTAGGATTGCGATAAATACACTATGCCAAGATTATCCTTATACCGCGAGAAAAAATCCAACGATTATCGATTCTTTGATAGAATTATCAAAGAGCAATTCACTGTAGGTGGAACGGATTTGTACGTTCACAAATATATAGGTATCAAGGATCAAGGTCCTAGTGCAGATTTAACTCAGCCACAGCGTAGTATATTAGATCCTACTCAAATCCAAGACTTGTTATTCTTAGAGAATCGTGACCGCAATTATGCGCCCGATATCTATAGAATCAGAGGTCATTATAATGTACAGAACCTAGACTTTGACCTAAGTCAATTTGGATTGTTCTTAAACAATGATACTATATTCATTACAATACATTATAATGAAATGATTGATTTAATTGGTCGTAAATTGATGGTAGGTGATGTATTAGAATTACCTCATTTGACTGACTACCATCCATTAAACGAATTGATACCTACAAGTTTACGTAGATACTATCAAGTAACAGATGGAAACTTTGCAAGTGAAGGATTCAGTAGTACATGGTATGCACATCTATGGAGAATTAAATGTGAGCCACTTGTTGATAGTCAAGAGTTTTCAAGTATACTAGAGCAGCCACTAAACAAAGACAACTACCTTGGTGTATGGGACAGAACCAAAACATANGTACCGGGTTATGTAGTTACATACGGTGATAAAAATTATGTTGCCGCATCTACTGTTCCTATAGGTACTCCGTGTACAATATATGATGATGTAACAAAAACTTATATAATTAACTCGCCATTTTGGACATTGGATACTGCTGACAATCTAAAAGATATTTTAAGTAGATACAACACAAACATAGCAATCAATGATGCGGCTTTAGCTGAAGCTAGAAGATTATTACCTAAATCAGGATATGATAATACTAATTTATATGTAGTTGCGACTAATTCAAACGATGAACCAGTAAGTACTGCAAGTATTGTTAATTTGAAGGGGTCACCCGTAAGACCAGAAGGCACTATTGAAGAAATTGTAGCACGTGGTCAAAATTATTTTGTGGTTAGGATTGGTGCAGGTGCATTAAAAAGTATTTGGGATATGACTGCTGATTCAGATGATACTAAATTAGCAGAGTTTGTCAAACTGAATTTAAAAGTAGCTAGAACTAAACCACAGAAAACTGACACAGGTTCTGGTAAAGTTAAAGGTGATTTAATATTATCAGTAAAGGCATTGGGAGCAATTGACGGCCCTTATGGTACTACTGATAATACATATAGTAATGCTGATCAAGATCCATTAATGGATGGTTTTACTGGTACTATCATTCCTGATATCATGGATTATCGTGCTGATAGTGATCCAAGATTCCATTTTGTTGCAAGAAGTTCACCAAGAAGTTTTGGTTATACAGATGGTTATATGGTTGGCAACGGCAATGCCCCTAATGGTGTTACTACTGGTGCAGGTATTACGTTTCCATCACTACCAAAGGCTGGTGATTATTTTTTAAGAACAGATTATTTACCACAGTTATTATTCCGTTGGGATGGTAATCTATGGGTTAAGATTAGTGAGAATGTTAGAACAGGTGTTGGATTTAGTGATGCTAATAATCAATCTCAGTTGTCCGGGTTCATTAACAATACAAACACAACTACACTGAGTGATGGTACTGAAATGCCGGAACGTCAAGCACTTTCACAGATACTAAAAATACAACCAGATTAAGGTAATAGATGGCACAGTTTTTCTTTGATAATCAAATCCGCAGATTCTTAATACAATTTGCAAGAATCTTTAGTGATTGGCAAGTTACTAAAGGAACAGATCCTGCAGGAAATGATATTCTTGTTCGTGTCCCAATTCAATACGGTGACGCTAGTAGAATGGCGCAAACACAAATTGCAAACAACAGTCCTAGTAGTTTACCTAGTGCACCATTAATAACATATAATGTTGTAGCACTGGATTACGATCAGGGTAGAACGCAAGATCCTACGTTTGTTGATAAAGTGTCGATGAGACAACGAACATTTAATCAAGATTCAGGATCATATGAAACTACACAGGGGCAAGCCTTTACTGTTGAAAGAATGATGCCTGTACCATATAAGTTAAGTGTGAACGTAGATTTTTGGACAACAAATTATAATCAAAAATTAGAATTGATTGAACAATTAGGTGTACTATTCAATCCTGCGTTAGAAATTCAAAGCACAGATAATTTTATTGATTGGACTTCATTGTCAGTTGTATATCAAGATGGATTAACATTTAGCAGTAGAACAATTCCTCAAGGTTCAGGTAACCCGATTGACATTATGAGTTGGAAATTTCATATGCCAATCTGGATAAGTGGTCCTGCTAAGATTAAAAAATTAGGTGTCATTCAAAAAGTTATTGCAAGTATCTATCAAGGAAATGCTCTCACTGACATGCAAGATAGTGACTTATTATTAGGTACAAGACAAAAGATTACACCTTATGGATATAAGATATTATTAATCGGTGATACACTCCAACTATTGCCTGCTAATCAACCACTAAGACCTAATAATGAAATGTTGGATATACCAGAAGCTCCTGATACTGAGTTACATTGGTCATCATTGTTAAGCGTGTACGGTGCAATCAAGCCGGGCATCTCACAGATTTGGTTACAAAATCAACACATGACTACTGATATTGTAGGCACCATTAACTTGAATCCAACAGATGATAGAATTTTATTATATAATATTGATACTGATACACTACCCGAAAATACGTTGACTCCGGTTAATAGCATTATCAATCCTCAATCAAAAGGTCCATCACATGGGTTACCCGAAGTGGTTAATGGTCAACGATATTTACTAATTGAAAATATAGGTGATGTAGACAATGTTTCACCATCTATTTGGGGTAATGTAGTTGCTTATGCAAATGATATTATTCAATATAACAGTAGCGCACAACAATGGCAAGTTGATTTTGATAGTAAAAATTCAACTACAACTGAATATGTTAAGAATCTAACTAGCAGTGTACAATATAGATTCACTGATGGTGTTTGGGTGAAAGCATTTGAGGGTTGGTATGAGGCGGGGGATTTTTCTATCGTCATCTAATGCTATGATAAATCATAGTATGAAAGACAATACCTCAGCAGGGATCTTTTTTTACGCAAGTGATACAAAAAGATTTCTTTATCTACTTAGAAACGATAATAAAAATCCAGGTAATTGGGGTATACCCGGTGGAAAAATTGAAGGCAAAGAAACACTATTGAAAGGTGTTGAAAGAGAATGCTTAGAAGAAGTAGGTTTCTTTCCTGACAATGCTAAACTCGTACCAATACAAAAATTCATAAACAATACATTTACATATCATACATTCTTTTGCAAAGTAGACAAAGAGTTTATTCCAGTATTGAATGAAGAACATTGTGGATATGCTTGGACTGACAGTGAACATTATCCCAAACCATTACATCCGGGACTGTTTAACACAGTCAACTTTGATGTAGTGCAAGACAAACTAAAGAAACTAATAAAAAAAGCCGCGTAGTGCGGCTTTTTTGTTGATGCTTAAAAATATTAAGCGTTAGCAATTTGAACTGTTGTGTTCAATGTTGGTGCGGCTAGTGTCCACTGTACTGCGGTGTCAGTAGCAAATTCATGTCCTGCAGAACCATAACGTACTAATGTTGCTTTGTGTCCAGTAAGTTTCTTAACATAATAAGTTTTACCAGAAGAATCAGTAGCTGTTAAGTCCATTTCACCGGCAGCATTTGACGCGGCTGATGTTTTTAATGAACAAGTCATAGTACCGTCTGCTGTTTTAACCTTGTAGCGGCGTGCACCAACTTGACGAATAATATCAGCAACTTTACGAGTACCACCTGTTACGTATGCAAACGGTGTAAGTGCGTTTTCTTGATTGGTACTTGAACCAGGTGCACCGGTGTCAGTTGTTAGTACTGCTACTGCTGTACCAGATGTTTCTGCGCCGACATCGCTATCAGCAATAGTTACTGTAGGAGCTGATGTGTATCCAGAGCCCTTTTCTGTAATTGTCACTGATACTGGTGCGCCGGTTGTAATTGTCACTGTACCTGCAGCAGTTACGCCACCTGGCAATTGTGGGGCACTGAAAGTTACTGTTGAAGTGGCTTGGGTAAAACCAGACCAAACTCCACCGATCGTTACGCTGGCTACACCTTGGCCACCAATTTTATCATCAGTTGTGCCTGTCGTGCCGATGTTACGATTACCGAAATACTTCTTGTTTAGATTTGATGCCATTTTATTTTTCCTTTAAGTTATGGGCGTTCTAGGCCTACGCAGTGGCTTACTGCGTAAACTCTCATTCAAGAGCGAACATTATATTTATCTTTTTTGGGTGATTAGAAAGGAGTCTGACTCATTGAAACTCTAGACCAAATGTCTGTTAAATTGTCAACATAGTCTTGTCTACAGTAATACATGTAATTATTGTCAAACGCTATAGTACCTTTTTTATCGCCGACAGCACCAAAGCTATTTGCTGGTGCAGTTGCTACTGTTACTATCAGTGTACCAACAGTTGCATTACCTGTAACTGTTAAATTAGCCAATGTACCAACACTTGTGATATTAGGTTGTGCGGCTGTTGTTAATGTACCTACTAAGTAGTTACCACTAATAAGATTGGCACCCGAAACTTCTGAGCCAGTACCGCTTAATTTAATATCTGTATTAGCACTAAGAGTAATATTTGCTGTTGAAAAGGTTGCAATATTTGCAGTTCCACCCACACTTATTGTTACATTGCTGTTAGCGGTAATAGATACATTACTGTTTCCACTAATAATGTTGCTAGGTTTACCCCAAGACAAATCAGACCCAGTATTATACAACCAACCTTCTGCGTCTTGAGGTAAACTTGCTCCTCCTCCAACAGAGGATGTCCAACTTAAATTACCGGTTCCATCAGTAGATAATAAGCCACCACTCATTCCGCCTGAAATTGAAATATTTGCAGGGGCTCCTAAACTTAGTTTAATATTTTTATTAGGGCCTAATTTTGTTCCGTCCCAGTTAGTCCAAGACGTACCGGTTGATGCATTGCCGTTTGCTACTAATAGTTGACCAGTAACAATATTAGCTGTGCTAAGATAAGTATTACTAGAACCTTCTACTTTAGCAAATTGTAATGTTGAGACTTCAGTTAATATTTCAGTTTGTGTAGTTGTTCCACCATCCGGAACAGGTACTAATATAGGATCGTTTCCTATATATACTCGTTGAGTATCTGATGCAAATCCTATTTCCCCCGTGTCTAATTGGGGCAAATCTATATTTGCACCTACTCTGTGAATTATTTTACTTATTTGTACAATGGCCATAGTTTAATCTTCAGTTGATTAAACTATTTATCACGATTTACAAGAACTTCATATAGAATTGTTCACACTTTTTGAACCACATATCAGTATATTTGTCAAAATCAGTACCCTCAACGATGAATTCTTGGTATTCATTGGCAGCTGAACACATAAAAATAACACCCTTACGTATCTTTGTTCCATGCACTTCATTGTGTGCGTTAGCATAGGCTGCTAACTGTACAAAATAGTCATCAATCCACTCACGTTTCTTGGGCTTGTTTGTCTGCTTGTGATCCATGATAGCTTCTGCATTATCATGTACACCACACAAGTCAGTTGTACCAGCATAAACTGACGGGAAATATACTGGAACTTCTGTACCCCAGTATTCATTACACTTACTAAGTCCTTGAGCAATGATGCTCTGAGCCATTTGATGACTTTGAATACTATATGGATTGCTTCCCGGTGTGCCTATTTCACCTGTCTTAATATAATCTTCAAGCCACTTGTGCATTCGTGTACCACGACCTGCGGCTTCAGTTGTTATCTCTTGTGCTTTTTGGGGACCGACTCGTTTGCGCCACTCCATCAATGCTTTTTTAGATTCTTCCGATTTGGTAGCATCTAAGATTGTAGTGACTGAGGGAAGTTTATTACCATCGGGAGTTGCATATCTACGACCTTCTGGTGTGTCAATGCGTTTGAGTGGTTCGTATTTGAATTTGTTGGGATTGTACATTTACTAAGATTATACACTATCTTAGATTAATTGTCAACTATATTCGGTTAATTGATTTGTTTACTAGCCATTTGCTGGCGAATCTTTTCATTCTCATCCGGGCCTTGTTCGGCACCATCAGTATCACGTTCTTGGCCCTTGAAGATAACTTGATCTTTTTCGATATCTCTGATGATATTTTTCAGTGGATCTTGTTTAATCATATTAAACAAATCTGCTTTGTCTACAGTTATGCCATTCTTGTTTAAGACAGTCAAGAATTCATCAGTGGTCATAGGTTCATTTTGCGTAGAAAGTTGATTAGCTACTGCTGTCAACTTAATACGTAATGGGTCATTGTCACTGAATTCAAATAAGCGCATATTAACGCTTGGTTCTGCCTACTGCTGGCATAGGCTCTTCTGGTTCTTCTGCTGGCATCTCAGGTTCTGCCATTGCGTCAGCACCCATTTCTTCACCACCTAGATCAGGTCCCATCTCGCCACCTGCCATTGGATCGGCTCCCATACCATTATCCATGCCNCCTGCATCCATACCAAANCCGCCGCCTTGACCAGTNACAACACCTAATGCGCCTGTAAGACCTGTCTTAGATTGTGTTAGNGCGGCTTGTAGTGAAGTCAATGCCTCTGTTACTTGGCTACTAAATTGTTCACCTTCACTTGTTCCAAACTCACTGTTAACACCGTCAACAACTGCTGGTAATTCTTTTACTAGCATATCACTAACTTGTTCAATCATCTTTTGCATTGAATCAACCATTTCTTGTGCGGCTAGAACAACTTGAGATTTCTCAACTTCTTCATTCTCAACAACAATACGTGGATTGTACATTGGCATAGTTCTTAAATCACCGTAATGATGATTTAGTGCTTGTTCCATGAACACAAGTTTCAAGTAAGCAGGATTTTGTTCTCCACTCATTGACTTGTTTTTTGCTTCACTCATCAATCCTTTGACTTTTTTAAGCATATTTTTAGTCTCATATAGACCTAGCTTCTCAACATTAAAGGATGTGTTGAAGTGTTCTTTTAGAGCTTGTTTAGCTACTGTTGTTGGTTTAGCGTTAAATTCGGTTAGTTTCATAGTTTTTCCTAGAGTACTGATAATATATTTATCATTGGTTTAATTATTTTGCGGAGTTTAGCGCAAATTGTTTATGTTGCCAATTATTGGCCTTCTCTACAAAATTCTCCAATTCTGCTAGAAGTTTTTGCTTTTTTAGCATATCCTCGTTTAGTTTAGTCAAAATGATAGTCCTAGCTTCTAGATTCTTCCCAGACTTAGCTAATTTTTGATGTAGTTTTAGATTTTCCAGTGTTCCTGAAAGAATACTGTCTAAGTAAAGAACTCGGGCAGCATCCATAATATAATTAGATTTATCAAAAGTGATCCAAGTTACTGCATTCTTTAACTCAATAAAAGTATGACTAGTGTATGTTGCATCTTTAGTCATTAGATATCCGTCATCATTTTTTTTGATAGAATAATCACCGTACAGTCTATATGTTCCGTCAGGATCCTGATAAATGATTTCACGTTCTAATTTTGATAGCTTTTCTTTACTGAACATCCTAGTCAGAATAGAAAATAATTTGTCGTTTTTACTGACCATCAATCACCTCAAAGTATATATTTCTTAATTCAGGAGTAACATCTAAAAATGTTGGTAATTTATTAAATTCATTACCAACTTGAATCATGGGTACACCTTCACAATCAGAGAATAGATATCCTAAATTAGCTATACCATCATTAAACATATCTTCCCCAACAATAGTAAAGCTAAATGACCACATTGTACAAGGTTCTTCTGATTCTAATAAAAATCCAAATCTTTCTGTGTCACTTAGTGTAACTTCTTCTTTTTCAGGTGTTGTAATTTCTTCTGGTAATCCTCTTAAGGAGATTATTTGAATAATAGTATCAAGGTTACATTGTGTATTTCTTTGTTGTTCCCACAATGTTATCTTTTCCGCAACAGGTGCGGGAGTATTTCTTCTGTTTGTAATGCCTGTTTTTGTGATATTAAACAGGGTGTAGCATCTAATTTTTAATGACATACACTATTTATAGAGGTAAAAAAGCCCGCAATAAAAGCGGGCTATATTAATTTAATGAGGTATACCCATCATTCCCTTAATACTCGGCATTTCTACTTGAGCTTTGTTTGTGTTTGCTTGCGCTATTTTTAACATTACTGGACCAAGTGCTAAATCAGCCTGGTCATTCTTTCCAGTAACAGCTTGGTCTAATGCTTGGTCTAATGCAAGTTTATATACCCCGGTATTATAGTTATTTCTTGTTAGATAGTCCTGAGTAAACTTATTATAATCAAACTGAGGATCTGTTTTTGCGTTACGTAATTTGGTTGAAAAGTTATTGATAAAAATTTGATCTGCTCTCTTATCCACTCTATTATTAATAGGGCCTGTTCGTCTTGCAGGGGCTGACAGGCTTCTGCCCTGGATAGCTTTATTAACATACTGTAGGTATACATCAGGAACATCACCGGGTGAATGCGCTCCAGATTGAATTGCATCAGCCCAAGAATTAATATGCTGAATGTCAGTTTCATCTGGTTTAGAACCTCCATGAAGACTGTATTGCATTGCTTGTTGTTGCGCTTGTGCAGCCTGTTGTTGTTGAGCATACGCCGGTGATGCAGGGGCAGCCTGCTGTTGTGGAGTCTGCTGTTGTGGAGTCTGCTGTTGTGGAGCCTGCTGTTGTGGAGCCTGCTGTTGCTGACGTTTAGCCCGTTGTCTTTGTCGGCGGGATCCGCCCCCCTCAATTAAAAAATCAAACTCAGAGAATCTCATCTTTTTTCCTCAAACTTTTTGAGAATCTATCCTGATCACGTGCTTTAATAGCACTAAGCAATTTTCTCTCTAGTATCTGAGCCTTTTCACTGTCATAGTGCTTGTTAATCATTTC